GAGTGATCAGTAGAGCCAGTAAAATGACAAGTGGTATAAAAAAAATATTTGCCTGCCTGACCCGAAGGCACTGTAAACCTATCAGATGCAAAAGCGCCATCTGAGTCAAATTCTTCAGTATTAAATTCAACTTTTGTAGCAGAGCCAGAAGATATGGTTTGATCATTAGTTTTATTTGCAAAAAAATTAGGTGTATTAGCTGGAAAGTTTGTGAGGGTTGCACCAGATTTTAAAGTAATCTGTGACGCATTACTAGAACCAATTGTAATGTTAGAAGTTCCGCTTCTAGTGTCTATTGTATCTACGAGTATCTTTGACATTATGATGTTATCTCCATTAATATTGCTGAGTATTTACCATTGTTTCCAAAATTAACTGTGTTTTGATTTACCTTAACATAAGGTGAATATGTAACTGCACTTGTTGTTGATGGTGAGTCTAAAAATTGTCCTGAAAAAGTACGATATTTACCAGTTGCACTACCATATCCAGCGTACCTTGATAGCTCACCAGATATGTCACTATAACCAGCACCACCTATATCTCTGTAAAAGTTAATAAAAAATCCAGTATTATTATCTGTAGCAAAATATGGAAACTGTACTTGAAATATAAATTTTGATGATGATGAAAGTGGTGTTAATGATACTCTACATGACGCATTTAATTCTACTAAACTTGTACTTGTAACATTAGCGTCTAAAGTAAAAGTAGAAGTAGCAACTTGACCAAGCCTACTTAATAAATTTGTTGAACCTGAAGCAGCAGATAATGTATCACCACTCGCACCTAGTGTTAAGCTAGTGCCTGATTGTGGTTCTAAGTTGTCTACGAATACTGTTCCCATTATGATATATTATTAGTCAGTTCTATAACTGAAAAACTCCCGTTTCTTATTACCACAGAACTTGGTCCGTTGTCATGTCTAAATCTCCATTCGATTGTATCACTAGCGTCACATGAAATTACCATAGCGCCAGACATTCTAAAATTATCACCAAGGTTTGCATAAGTTTGCAAATTTGCCATTTCCATTCTACCACCTGCAGAAAAATTGTTAGAACCCTCTAATGTTAATTTGCCTACCATTCCTGTTTGTGAAGCTGTACTAGATTCTATATGACAATGAACAAAATACATACCTGCCCTTGTAACAGTTATAGTACCACTGTTATAAGATACACCTGAACCAATAGTTGTTTGATTTTCCCACGCTGTAATGAGAGTGAAAGATCCAGCACTAATTGATTGTGTAGAACTCCAAGAACCTCCATTATTTGGTCTGCTATAACAACCATTGCCTGTGCCGTTTAAAGGTATACCGCTTAGTGTTGGTGTATTAGTAGAAAAGTCTACGGTTGTACCACTAGCAAACTTAATATTTTTAGATGAACCACCAAGAGTGACATCTGAACTTCCTGTAACTGGTGCAATGCTATTTACTTCAAGTGTGCTCATACTACAGTAAGATTACCCTCCACTGTGACTGTTCCTGTAAAGGTTACAGGTCCTGCCAAAAATGCATTATCACTTGCAGCTACTGCTACAGTTGATGTTATTGTTGCTAGGTTTTCATATACACCATTAAATGATGTCATCATAGGTGCTGTTATTGAATCGTTGCCTGGTGTATTAGTACCTACAACACTGTTTAAAAATATAACAAAACAAGTATCGGTACCTGCTAAAGCTGTTGTAAAAGTTATTTGAGATCCTGCTACTGTATAATCAGTTGTAGGTTTTTGACGCACTCCGTTACGAAGAACTGCGATATCTTCTGGCACAGCTACACTTGTTGACAGTGCATATGCAGAAGAACCATCACCTGATATAGTTTGAACAGATGTACTGCTTGTAAAATCTTTTGTTACTGGATTACCTAAATATCCCATGTTACTCCTATGTGCTTATGCTATCTATAAAAGATACCCACACGTTTAAACTTGCGTCTGTATCAGACTTAGCTTTTAAAACATCACCACTTTGAAGGACCACTTTTGCGCCTCCATCAATTAACTCTAATGAACCACCCGCTGGTACAGGAGCGTTCTTTACAATATAAGAATCAGCAGAACCACCACTAGCAGAAGATGTTATATAAACATCAGCTTTGATAGTAGCGTTTGTAATATTAGATAATCTAATTCCTATGATTGCATCGTCAGAGTTTGAGGTGATGATACTTCTAGCAGTTGTGCCTATATTAACATCACCACTAGAGTCAAATGCTACAGCTCTCTCAAAATCTTGTGCCATCTATTCCTCCTTATAATGCCACAGCTAAAGCTATAGCGAATCCTTTCGTTGCTGCATTGCCAACATCTACACCATTTACAGTTGTTACTTGTAAATCAGCTAATGCGTTAAACACACCTGAACCATCGCAAGATATAAATGCATCTCTTGCTGCAGGAACAGTAAATGTTGTGCCACTACCTACAGTAAAAATTAAACTGTTGGCAGTATTGTTTTGTACCAAGTATACGTTTTCACGCGCTGGTATAGTTACTGTACAAGTGCCCCCTGGTGAACCAGTGAAGTTAAGGACAAAGTTTCTTCCGTCTTCATCTACATAAGATGTAGGGTTACTTGTAAATGTTAGAGTGTGTGAAGTTCCTGATAAACTAACAGTTGCAAAACCTGTTATTTTATTTTCTAAACGTTTTAAATTATCATTAGTTTGATCACCCCAGGTTCCATCATTTTCACCTGTGGTCATTAAACGTACGTTTAATCCACCAGCACTCCAAGTAGAAGCCATTAACTAATCCTTATAATTGCGTTACTAGCGTTTGCTGTTGGGAACTCAATGGTAAACGTACCATTAGAAACCGAATAGTCTGCACCAAAATCTAATACCATTACGGCTTTGTTAGATGCTGATGTATTGTAAATTATGCAACCTCTTGTAGTAAATGTAGCACTTGAAAACGATGTGTTTGCAAAATCACAAACAGCTGTAGAGCTATCTAATACTGGAGTAGAACTTGTTAAAGTATTTCCTCCTGTAGTATAACCACTGCCGTTTGGAAGTTCATCACTGTTTCCTGTAACATCCGAGTAGTTTGTTGTGCTAGCATTGTATGTACCAGATTGCGATGCGTTCGCTTTAATAAGGGCTAACTTAAAAGTGTGCCCAGAACTTGCTGTGAAGTTGTGAGTGCCTACTAAGATTTCCTGTTTAAAGCTATTAGCGATTGCTGATGTAATAGCCATGCTTATTGTCCTCTCGTCATTGTTTTTAGTTCACCGTTACGAAACTCATCATTTCGCATTCTTATTTGTTCCTCATTTGCTAATGTTTGTAATGCACGACTGTAATAGCCATTCCACATTTCTATCTGTTGTGGGATCTCTTTCATAAAAGCTACTGCTTCTATTAATGATCCATACAGAATAGCATCTGGGGCTCTATCACCAAGATAAGTGTTTTGATTACTTGATGATAATCCTGGAACTCTCATAGTATACCCTATTTCTATCGTTGTTGCAAGGGATGGAGTTGGTCCAAATAAGAAATTTGTTTGTCTGTTACTACTGGTGTAAGTAGAGCCAGTTTGATTTAAAGCATAGAATCTAACTGTTCCTGTAGTAGTAGGATTCTTGTTAAACTCTTTTATAAATGTTTCGTCTTTTTGTAGTAAAAAATCTCCGTTTTGAATACGTAAATATCTGGGCACCACCATGTCTTCAGGCACTGCTTTTGTAGATACATTCTGTGTAAGACTAAAAGTATTTATTTTTCTGAAAGCTGTAAGATCTACTTCTTTAGCAATTCTAAGCTCTGCTAGTTCTATACATACTTCTATAGGTGCTTTACCAGAACCTGTAGCAGTAGTAAAAGAAGCTGCAGAATTTTCTAAGAAATCCTGAATACCTTGTTTTAATTGATTAAATGTTAAACCCATAATTATGTACCCCAAACATTCTGACCCCAAGTCTGGATACCCCAGCCTGAGCTATCAATGCTAATTGATATTGTACCATGAGCTGATGTTAAAGACAACCCACCTACGTCTTCTTCTGTGCTAATATTTATAGTACCAATTCCAGTAGCAGCTGCTGGACTTGTTATAGCTAACTGAGAACTAGCTTGGAATGTTAGCGATCCTATGCCAGTTGACAGTGGTTGTCCTATAGGAACTTCTGTAAGATTAAAGTTTAATCCAGTGCCCCCATGAGCCGAAGCAGAAGATTGACCTGTTAATATTATATTAGAGCTAGCACTAAATGTCGGACTTGTAAATGCTGAAGATAAAGCTAAACCATCTGCCTCTTCAAGAACACTTATGTTTGGAAGTGTAAATGCTACTTGTAATAATTGTGAATCTGCATTCTCCGCTGTGCTTACATCTACAGAACCTACAGCAGAGGATAATCCTACACCAACAGTTGTTACACCTGTAGCAAATGTTGGTAAAGTAAATGCAGCCCGTAATAAACTTGGACTCTCTGCAACTTCAGCTACATTAATATTAACAGTGCCAACTGATGCAACTGTATTAGGTGTACCTCTTCCAAATAAAGAACCAAGTCTTACTGTGACTTTATCATCATCTGCGTCTGGTCTTGGATTGTATAATGAAGTTGCTTCTGGTCCTAACTTTGGTGGAGTTAGTTGTGGGTGTTTGGGCTCCCAATCTTTTTTGTGAACTCGAAGCCCATTCCACTCTGTTCGCGCATCTTTGTATCGTATCTTCCTGCCTGAACGATCATCTATCAGATATGCATATTTACCTGAAGCTCTTTTAGCCATCGCTCTTAGTACCCGCGAATCTTAGGTTGTATATAAAAACTTGCTCTTTCTCTATCCTCTTCTTTTGCAAACTGCCATTCTTCATTGTATATACCTTTTAGTTCTGCTCTTCTTGTAGCATCTACTTTGTCTGCATTTTTATTTGCTAATTCAAAAGCTAACCCACTAATTAAAGCAGGCAGATATCTTCTAGGTACATCTGGATTTTGTGTATAGGTATCTGTTATATCTTGAGGATACCTAATAGTCCAACAATGTAGTTGGTAATAAGTTTGATCTGGAACAGGGAATAAATAAATTTTATGATTAGCTGTACCTGAATTATCAAATTGACTGTTTCTTTCAACAGCAAATTGCACAGGCTTACCGCTAGTTGTTTTATTTGGATAATTAAGATATTCTGATAAGCTAATTCTTTCACATTCTGTGTCAGTCACAGGAGATGAATTTGTATCTCTTGTAGTAGCATCAATAATATCTAGATACTGATTAGCTGCTAGATTTACAGT